TATAAAGCGGAGCCTAAAAAACTCCGTTTTTTTATTGTCAATCAAAATAAAATCCCCATATTTGCAGTGCCAAATCAAACGATAGTAATCTATCCCGTTGCGTCCGGTAGACGCTCAATACGAAATTGGGCTTTTTTTATGTCCATAGATTTGCTGCAATTTATGTTGTATGCAAATTCATATACGAAACTTACGGCTGTCTTTTCCATTTCTTGGACCTTCGGGAACACGAATCGTTTGGTTTGGCGACTTTAACGGGAAAATGACAGCCGTTCGTGTATTCGAAAACTTGCCATTAATGCCAAACCAAACGATTCGTATATGAAAACATTAGGTCAAGGCACGCCAGCCGTGCCTACATTCCGCTCAACGCAGGATTGTAACACGCTCCAAGAGCGTTATTACCGTAGTCTATGTGACTGCGAAATTAAAACCACTTCCGACCGTTGGTACATTGCTACCATTGCCAGCATCTGCGCTACATTTATCTGTTTACCCTGCATCTTAGTTGTAGTTTATTGCTACCTTATGGCGCAAAAATCAAAGAAAGGAGGTTCCAAATGATGTTCTTCATCCATCATGTGCAAACCTATTCCAACGTCAACAAAAAGGGGCGGGAAATGTGCGAGTTTGCGAAAGCTTTCGATCGTCTGTTGATCACTGATCAATGTGCTCTGGACTCTTTGAAGTGTTCCTTTGAAGCAAAAGTCAATGAACTCAATCAGAAGTACCCCAAAACAAAAGCTATTACCTTTAGTGCCGGTGTCTTCGATTCACAAGATGGCCAGTTCAGTGTAAGGGTAGGCAACGATGACAATCAGTCTGTTTGCTTCATCTCTTACGCTTCCGTTCGTGGTTATTATAGCTTTGGCGAAGGAATGCTCAAAACTCAAACTCTTGTAACTCCAAGTGTCTGCCGTATTTGCGGATGCACTGAAAATGATCCATGCTTTCATCCCGATCATGGAACCTGTTGGTGGACCGATGAGTCTCAGACCATCTGTTCCCATTGTGCGGATCCGGAGATATCAGCTGATCCTGCCACTGAGCATTGCATTAATTCGAAAGGAGGTAAGTAATGACTACCAATGAGGACAATAAACTCTATCCTATTAATATTGATGGAGCACAAATCTCTTCTTCGTCCATTGATTCCATCAAGTTCATGCAAGATCAGAACTATGTTTGTGCTATGATATCCAATGTCGATGAAGTAATTGATATTATATTGGAAGAAACATTTCCATACGGTAAAGATGCCGATACTCAACGTCTGCATATCGTTCGCAATCTCCGTGAAATTAGTCGCCATTTATCAACCTTTAAATTAGATAACAATGAAAGATAAAGAACAAACCATCACAGATATTAGTATTCACGTTGCAGCCTTGTCTGCATCATTCAAGCCGGCGCCCGATGCCCGTCATACGACTCATTGGTTTACCACCGATGAAGTCTTCGACGCCATCCGTCGCATTGATCCGGGTGCTCAGATCACCAAAGATCAAGTTCATCAAGCCATGCACGATGCCGGCTACCGGTACCAGAACCGCCCCGGATCCGCAGGCTTAGACTTTCGCTGGATGCTCCAGGCGAAAGAAATAAAATAGAGTAAGGCCCCGGGAAACCTCCACCGTATTAGTTACACAAAAAATATCAGGTTTCCTGGGCTACTTTTGTCCTTTCCTTATCCTTTCCCTCTTTCTACATTCGCTGGAAATAAGCAGCGAGTATGATAACAGACCAACTAATCCGCAACAAATTTATAGCTGATGTCATGTCCCAGGGCATCAATAAGATTTACGAGACACAAGAGAACGTGGTTCGTACTTATCTGAACACTCGTTCCGGAGACCTGGTAGCACACCTTCAGCGTCGGCCTTTCACCTCTCAAGGCACCGATAATAATCAAGTCTATTACATGCGCATCTTCCCGTACCTTCGGTTCCTGGATATCAACTATCGTCGTGGATCCGATCGCATCTCCCGTCACATTCGTAGCAATCTTGCACTTTACAACCGTGTAGTCTGGGGAGTTCTCTATCACGAAACTTTTCCGGAGATCAAATACGGCTACACTCAGGAAATCCGAAGCTCCATCCGCCAGGAGCTGGAGCAAGCTCTTGAACAACCCTCTAATTAAATCGACATGGCTAAGAAACATCTCTCTGAAGACGAAATCAGGTACATCATATCCGGTGACAGCTCTAAACTGCAGGAAGAGCTCCATACCCTCACTAAGGATACCAAAGCCCTTAAGAAAGAGGAAAGCGAACGCCGCAAGGCTATGGTAGAGCTCGAAGCTCAAGGAAAAAAGAACTCGAAAGAGTACAAGAACCTCTCTAAGGAGTGTAGTGAATACAGTAAACGCATTTCAGAGAATAATAAGCAGATCAGTGCCCTTAACCGTAGTATGAACATCAATGATATGACTATGGGCCAACTCAAAAAGGAAGCCAAGCAACTTACTGCAGTGTTGGATGATCTTTCGGAATCAGCTAATCCAGAAGAATATGCACGCTTGAACTCCAGGCTCATTGATGTTCGCAATCGCATGGGTGAACTACGCAATGCCGGTAAGAAAGTTAATCAGGAATCTGATAAGAGTGTAGCCTTGATGTCCAAACTGAAACTTGCCGTCAAAGCCTTTATAGCAGTAAAGCTTGTTGGCTGGCTCAAATCCGCACATGACCAGGCTTACGAAACCCGCAAAGAATTTGCTAAATACGAAGCCGTTCTTCGCAATACTTTCCAGTCCCAAAAGAAAGCCAACGACGCAATGAAGATGCTCCAGCAACTTGCTGCAGACACGCCATCTTCCATGCAGGAATGGACAGAAGCCTATATTAAACTCATTAACCGAGGTCTGAAGCCCACCAGCCAGGAACTCATCAATATGGGTGACTTGGCTTCCTCCCAGGGTAAATCCGTCGATCAGCTTATCGAAGCCATTCTCGATGCAATGACTGGCGAAAACGAGCGTCTCAAAGAGTTTGGTATCAAGGCCTCCAAATCCGGAGAAACCACCAAGTACACTTTCCGTGGTGTTACTACCGAAGTTCGTAATTCTGAGGATGCCATTAAAGACTACCTGCTATCACTTGGCCGCATTGATGGCATTGCCGGTTCTATGGCTGTACAAATGCAGGAACTTGAAGGTATCCAGTCCAACCTCGGCGATACGATGGATGCCTTCTTCAACAAAGTGGGTAAAAAGTTAGAGCCCTTTTGGAAATGGGCAATGAAACAAGCCAATCACTTTTTCAGTGCTATGGGTGATTTACTTACATCCTATACCGAAACCTATGACATGCATTTCGACAAAATGGTACAGCTCGAAGGTACTCTTCCTGGTTTAGTTTCTCGTTACGAAGAGCTGGCCGGCAAGTCTTCACGCTCTGCCGAAGAACAAAAAGAGTTGGCCAGCGTCATTTCACAGATTCAGGCTATGGTTCCCGGTGCTGCTACAGCTTTCGATAATTACGGTAATGCCATTGCCATTTCCAGCGAAAAAATCGAAGAATTCTTAGCGAAACAACGTGCCTTGCTTAAATTCGAAAACCAAAATGCAATCAAAGAGACCACAAAACAACTTGAAGAGTATCGTAAGACCTACGAGAATCTTATTGCACAACAGGAGCAAGGTGGCGCAACTATAACTCAGACCAATGGTCAGTTTGGAGGCAGTACCTCCTATATCGACACCACTACCATGCCGCAGATTGAGGTAAATATCAAGAAGTATGGTGAGCTGATCCAGGGTGCTGAAGAAAAGCTGAAGCAATTGAACGGCCAGACGGTCGAGGATGCCATTCACTCTCAAAAACAAATGCTTGAGGCACGCCAGAACTTCAACAAAATGGAAGAAGTACAGTTGAAAGCCTGGATAAAAAACAATAAAGACACTTATAAGGAATACGCAGAAGTCGCTCAAGAAATATACAACAAACGTTTTCCAGAAGAAGATCCGGCAGCCGCAAAAAAGAAAGCGGAAAAAGCAGCTAAGGCAGCAAAAGCAGCAGCCGATAAAGCTCGGACTGCAGCTGAGAAAGAACAGCGGGATAAAGTATCTACTGAGCAAGCAGCTGTGAAATCCCTCGAAGCTCTCCGCGAAGAAGACTTGCAGAATCAGCAGAAGACGTACAACGATTCTCTGGCCGCTCTGAACTCGGCCCAGTCCACCGGCAAACTCACCAAGCAGCAGTACGAAATGATGCTGTTGGAGCTGAACAAACAGAATGCTGACGCCCGTCTCAAGATTGAGCAGTCCTACTATTCTGATGCCCAATCGATGGCCCTTACTGATGCCAACACCAAAGAAGACATCGTCCGAAAATCCAATCAGCGTGTTATCAATGCTGAAAAAGAAGCCAATGTTACTCGTGCCGCTCTGCAAACACAGTTGAATGAACTTATCAAAAGTTTTAAGGATCAATTCAAACTGACTACTGTCGATGAAGATTATGCTATGCAACTTAAGGTGCTCGAGGCATCCTATCAGGCCCGGAAGGAAATGGCCGAAAAGAATAACCTTGATACCACTGAGCTTGACAAAGCCTACTATCGTGCCAAGGAACAACTCGAATCCGAATATCAGCAACGTATCCTGGCTATTCGTAATCAATATGGTCTCACAACTCAACAAGAACGCCATAACGCAGAGTTAGAGCAACTGAAGATCGCGCGTGATCAGGCACTACTCACTGAAGAAGAGTACGAACAGGCTATCCAGAACCTTAAGCGAGACAGCTATAAAAAACAGTTCGATTATTACGCGAACCTTTTCTCCGGAGCCATTCAGTCTTTACAACAAGCCGAAATGGACCAGATCGACGCCAAGTACGACGCCGAAATAGAAGCCGCTAAGGGCGATGCCGATGAAGTCGAACGCCTGGAGAATGAAAAGGCTCAGAAGAAACTCGATATCCAGAAAAAGTATGCCGATGTCAACTTTGCAATCAAGGCCTCCCAGATCATTGCTGATACTGCAGTCTCTATCATGAAAGCCTATGCCGATCTTGGACCTATTGCCGGATCCATTGCAGCTGCACTCATGGGAGTCACCGGTATAGCTCAGTTGGCCAGTGCCAAAGCCGAACGCGATAAGGTCAAGAATATGACTCTCTCCGGAAGTACATCTTCCGGAGCTTCCACCGGTGCCCGCGTCGCCACCGGTCGTCAGGAAGGTGGTAAAATAGATGTCCGTCGTGCCCAGGACGGCAAACTCTTTCCGGATACGGATTATGATCCGGACGCTCGTGGTTTCATAGATCATCCTACCGTTATAGTAGGAGAGGGGCCTGCCGGCCAATCAAAGGAATGGGTAGCCAGCAATGCTGCCGTCGAAAATCCCACTGTAGCACCTATCCTGGATATCCTGGATAAATCCCAGCAAGCTGGCAACATCCGCACACTCGATCTTAACCAGGCTATCCGCGCCCGCATGGCCGGTTATGCTTCCGGGGGATCAATAAGTAAGACGTCTTCAATTCCGGATCCGACACCTGCTGGCAACTCAGGCACTGCACTGCCGCCAGAACTCATGGAGAAGTTGGCTCGTTCCATCATCCATCTTGATGAGTATGGAGTACCGGCTTCAGTTGTTCTTTCCGACATCGAGCGGAAGACAGAACTTCGCAATCGTTCTCGTTCCATTGGATCCAAAAAACAAGCATCATGAAAATAGTCAATACTAAAGCTGGTCAAGCCTATCACCTCACTCCTGGCACTCAACTTGAAATCGAACGCCCTAACCTCTTTTTCAACGAATGGGGTGAACAATCCTTGCCAACTGATCTTCCGGATACGGACTTGAACCGTCAGCTTACCAATTATCCCGATTGTATGGCCAACAAGAACAAACCTTCAGCCAACATCGACTGTAGCATCCAGGATGGAGATTACTTCATGCCCTGCCGGCAAGCCATTTTATCAGCAAAACGCTATGAGAAGATTTCTACTTCCTTCTACATGAATGAAGGCTCTTTTCTTGCCAGGATATCAGACGTTGCCCTAACCGATATCTTTGGCGATGAAGTTATTCCAGGAATCACTACTGTACAGCAAGGAATTGACTTCTGTTGGTCCCTTCGCGATAATTCCCATCCTGATTATGCTATTTTCCCAATAACAGTCAACTTGGACGGCGATCGTCGATATGTCAACCGCATCAACTATATGAATGCTGAAGGAACTTGTATAGCCAGTAATGCAGGCCAAGGGAGCTATCGTTTTTACAATTCTTTCGAACGAAAAGAAACCGTCAATAATCGTATTATTAAGCTTGAGCCAGGTTATTACATTTCACCATTCATTCGTGCTGCATACCTGTTGCGGCGTATCTTCACTTACTTCGGTTATACCTTGCTTGATCATTTTCTTACCACGAGTGAACCTTTCAGTAAGATGGTCTTCATCAATAACACCATAGACTCTTTAGTTAATGGCACTATAAGGCTTTCGCACCTGGTTCCCGATTGTATGGCCAACACCATTCTTGATGTGTATCGCAAAAAGTTTTGCTGTGAGTTCATACCTGATGAAGTCGCACGCACTGTACGAATAGAATTGTTCAACGACATCATAGATTCAAAGCCAACAGTCGATTTAACACCCTACCTTGCATCCCAACCAGAGGAATCTTTTCCCGGCTATCAACAGCTCAAACTCTCTTCAGAAACTGTTATTACAGAAGGCAATACCTACGATGCTACATACGAACTGGAGGCAAAATATCCTGAGGCCTGGTACAAAGAGGCTGATGGTAGCTATTGTCGTACAGGATATGCAGATAGTACTATTGAAGAAAGGCTTTCCGATGGTAATATACCCTATTATGCCGGCGGTCCTCTCAAGGCCTATGAAGTTAAAGTACCGGACTGTGTTTTTTGTTTATCATATCTTGCCTTTCCAGGTCTGCCAACAACCAACAGGGGCAACATGAAAAGAGGAGAGACAGCACCTTATATTGGTGATGGCCGCACACTCAATTCAACGATTGATGGTGTCCCTGTAGAAAGCTCCGTTGAAGACGCTACAGCATCAGATGATGATGTTGTAGCGAACAATCCGGATCAGAAACCGATCTTAGCTTTCGTGCAATATAGTTCTAATTATGCGATCGGGACCAATCATGATTTATTGGGTAAATGGGGATATTCCCTGTTATACAATGGCCCTATTGGAATTTTTGAGAAATTCTATCGGAAGTTCGATAACATGCTTCGGAACTCTATGCATAAGGTTTCTGCTGATCTATTGCTCCCAAACTCTCTGAAAAACTCTCTGCAGGTTCATCACAAAGTTTCTCTCCAGGGAGTTGAATTACTTTTCAATATCTTTAAATACACCATTGGTGGTAAATCGGAACCGGTTACATCCGAACTGATGACAACTTCACTCTATGAGCCATTGTCCTTAGCCAAAGCTGAATCTGAACGTATGGTCCGGAACACAGAATACAAATGGATGATTGTTTCTTCTACTACAGAAGTCAGTGAAGATGAATATGTTGCTGCCGGGTATACTATCAGTGAAGATGAAAGAAATCAGAATACAATTCCGGCCATTTATCCTTTACCACCAACCAAGGCTATTTACGATGCTGGAGGTACTTATTATCATCGTTCTTATTATATATATTATACAAGTCGAACAGGTGGAAAAGTTTATTATCGCATAGATTTATCCCTGCGTCCAGCGTTATTCTCAGAAAAGGATCCCAATGAACGTCCTTCACGCCCAACGACAACTCCTACTTGATTTGTCCTTTAATTAACCCCTCTCTATCTCTAATTTTGGCATAAAAAGAAATCAATATGACTATACTGCAGCAGCCTGATGCTTTATCGCTATCTCAGAATCTAAAGGAATTCCACATCTCTTCAGATGTCCAGGTTTCCTTTATTCTGAAACAAGGTGGTGTGGAAATCTTATCTCAGCGTTACGATCCTTCCGCAGATGGACATATCACAATAAACCTGCGTGATATCGTCCATGCCCGGCTATCTTACCAGCTGATCGAATCAGGACAAGTATATGAGCAATCCTCACTTGCCTCAGATTTTACAGCTATGATTAATGACACTACATTAACCTTCCGTGTCATCCGCTCCGGTATTGACCGCCTGGCCGATTCTGCCGCCAATTTCCTCACGCAGAATTTCCTCACATGGCAACCATCAATAAAGCCGGTTACCTATTATTCTCCGGAGTTCCTGACTTACTATGCCACAATACCTTGTGTGGCAAAGCTTCGCGCATACTTCACTGATACTTCCGGATCCGTGATATCACAAACCGACTACACAGTTGCTGAAATGGTTGCCGGCATCGCATACACTATACCTCTGCAGTATTCTGTAGTTGCCGGTTGGCTTAGCCACAAATTGCCAGCCTATTATGATATATGGGTTGAAAATCTAACCAATCAACGCCTCACATACATACAGCGTTATTACGCTGAAGACATGCGTACCGAGCAAGAGCAGTGGATCCTCTTCGAAAATTCTCTCGGAGGTCTCGACACCTTTCGTGCTTATGGTACCACAACATTCAATGGAGAACATACCCACAATCTGGCAGAGATCGACGAAGTATCTCAAGAATACCGCGTCGATACCGAACGAAAGTTTCAAAAGAACACTGGCCATTTGAATCAGGATGAGCGCAAGTGGTTACTTGACTTTTTCCCCTCCCAGGCTAAGTATCTTTATGCCGGCAACTATTTGCGTCAGATTGTCGTAACTGAAAGCAATGTCAGCTACACTGACCGTGCACTCCCTTCCAATTACACATTTACATTTAAATATGCGGATGCCCGTCCTTTATTAAACCTCCCCAGAACCGATATTCCAGCAGATGTTCTCAACATCACAGTTCCTGAAGTCGGTTCTTTTACAGTGCCCCCTCGGCTTGCTGAGTTTCCTCGCCTTCCACTTTCCGAGGGGGCACTCTTTCCTATTCAAAACCCATACTCCGAAGAATGGGGTATCACGACCGCTGAAGCTTTTGCCACTTTCGTTGGCCAGCAGCTTGCTGAGTTTGCCGGATCCGGAGGTGGTATTGGCCACCAGCACCGGAATATCGACCTTTTGAACCTTCTTAGCTACGTCGCAGAATATCTGTTAGTCAACAATAAAAAGATTAAAGCCGGCTATGCCGATATAGCAGGCGATATAGAGGGTGATAAGTACATACACAAAGATCGGGTTGATCGTACCGATTATCTGCTGAAATTTGGTGAGTTTATCGACTCGCTTATTGCCGGTAAAGGAGCTGGCATATATCCTGATGGACGTGCGCAATTTAACAGCTTGGAGATTCGGGACTCATTGACAGTTTTACGCCTTATCATCAACGAAATTCATGCTATGGCCGGGGATTTCTCTTTCTCTGATTGTGGCGCCATTGAAAAGGTTGAATTGTTGGACGATGGCACTTATCAGCTTACGATGGAGAAACGAACAGATACGGATTGGACCACATTAGAGGAAAACGACGTATTATGTTCTATCGTTAACTCGCTGTTGATCGGAGGTACCGACTACTATACTTCTTGGTTCAGACCAGTATCGAAAAACCGCAATGATAATACTTTGACTGTAGTTCTTTATCCCGACAGCGAAGTACCGGGCGGCAAGAACTACCCACCGGTTGAAGGGTATAATGTGACTCGTAAAGGTAATGCGAAAGTTCCGGATGCTGGTGAAGCTCCGAACGAGCGTGCTCAAAGCTGGCTGATATCTTCCCGTGAAGGCAGGATCATGTTTTTGCAGAATGTATTCAGACCGATTCTCGAAGATTACAACTATGCGTTGACTCTTGGGCGCTTTCCCAACGTAAAGATGATAGAGAAGCTTCCTATCGGCTCTACTGACGTCGGTGTAATGTCGAAGATAGGTGTTTTTGAGAAAATCTATGAAGCTGACTGGAATGGAACGATTATCCCTAAAAAAGTGGATCGCGGAGAGTGGTCTTTGGCTACAGCTCAAGGTGATGAGCCTTACCGATTTGTAGACTATGAAACTCTTTTAGAGAATCAAAAGGTGATTACAACCTTGGAACAGCATACTGTTTACCATTATGGCTGTAAATGGGGATGTCTGATCGATAAAACGATTGATGAACCTAAATGGAACTCCGCCGGTTGGGTATTGCTCGAAGGGGATAAGAACTACTACTTAGATTTTATTGCTCCAGGTACTGCAAAACGCGGTCAAGTAAATATGGATATAACTGCATGGATTAAATACGCCAATCGTGACATAACTAATGTGCTGTTAGCAACTACAGGTGTGTCGGTAGAGTGGCTTCGGGATACCGGTAATATTCCAGCTGATAATAGCTGGAAGCCTGTCTATGTGGACAGTCAAAAGAATGTGATACACATTGACAATACTGATGAGCATGGAGTAGGATTAGGTTTTGGTTATGATTATCAGAGAGTCAAATTTATCTGTCGGGTGTTCATCCCGATGGGAGAAGATATGGAGACAGTAGAAAATTATGTTGGATTTAGAATTTGAAAGTTATGGGATTAGAAAAAGTTTTTCCTTGCCTTGTTGAATACCGGTACAAGTTCTTGGGACTTATACCATGCCGTAGAATGACAATTGTTATTCAGAGAGTCGGTGGTAAGAGCCTTGAGGAGTTGGTAACAGAAAAAACAGGGCATAAGAAAATAACTATAATAGACACTTATTAAAATGGCTATACAAACCCAACCCAAAGACGTACAGGTACATATTGATCCTTATTCTTTCCTGGCAGAGATACAGGTTCTATCCGGTAATCCTGTACAGAACTATAATAAGGATACGAACGACTATGAACCGGATCGCTCGCTTATCCCTTGCGTACTCATGCCTTACATTTCGGTTCAGGACCCTGAGGGGCTGATGAACGGTAGCCAAGCGATTACCGGTGCCGAATGGTATGAAGGTGCTCCAAAGGCAGACGGTAGCAATCGTATCATAAATAACGATGATTATGTCGTGTCCGCAACAGGCAAACCTACTTATTCTTTGACGGTGAAAAAGAATGTGGACTACAACAGTCCAATAGAGCTACACTGCATATTCTCGATTACCGATAAGCGAAAGAATACCCAGGAAAAGTTTGAGCGTAGCACTGTACTCCGGACGAGTATTTTTGACTCAAACAATTATTCGTTGAAGATCAACCGGCCAAAAGGATGGACTATAAACCCGCTCGAAGTAATACCGAATAGTAAAGGAGAATGGCTTTATTCGATCACAGCTCAGGTGTATTCTGGTGAAGATATAGTATCTGATGCCAACGCAGCTTATTGGTGGCAGGTTCTTGACGGTACGACGTGGAGAGACTTTTCAGAGGATGAGTTAGATGTATTCGTTTCTGGTAAAAACGCCAATGGTACCTGGGGGAAAACTCTTACACTGGATGCCCGGTTCTTCAGGAATATTTCAGTCCGTGTTCGTGGTGCTTACTATAGCGGTACGCGTCCATCTTCTCCGACTTCGGACGAGATGCAGGCGACGACTTCCATCAAAGTGGAGATGCCGGGGACATTGCGTGCCGACATTCGGCAGACGAAAGGCATCAAGATCAACTCTCGCATGAATACCACTGTAGGTTACGAGTGTATATTATCGTATAATAAGCAATTGGTTGACAGTAGCAAGGATAGTCTATTTGTGATTGACTGGTACGCGAAGTCTGCGAAAGCGGGCAGTACAGCAAAGAATGTGGGCCGTGGAAGAACGGTGGAGTTTGTTCCTTCTACATATTCATTCGATCCTTTGTATCCCATATCGGTATATGCTGCTGTGAAAATGTATGTAGTAACAGCATTAGTGACTACAAATGATGACAAAGTCTTAACTACGAGTGACGGCAAATTGATTATAACACCTAAATATGAATAGCTTATGAATTATCTGTTAGTGAAACCTGAAGAACTGGACGGGCAGAATTACGATTACAAGTATGCCGAACGGATTCCGGACGGCCGTGTAATCCTGCCACTCAGTGCTTTGAAGGTACTTTCCAATTTTGCGCCGAACATCCTTTCGGATGACAAGTTGAAAGTGCTGATAAAAGAGCAAAAGGAAAGCGGCCTTTATGATCCTCCCCAAGAAGATGAGGGCAACAATAGTGAAGAACCTGTAACTGGTGGAAGCAGTAATGATAGTGAATCTCTGGAAGAAGATATCACTACTGAAGAATCGGCCGAAAACCCAGTTGAACAGGAAGGGGGTGACGTATGAATCTTGAAGGAAGTTTTACCCTTATTGCCCTGATGGATGGTACTACCATCAACGGAACACTTCGTGTAGAAGGCACTCCGCTTGTACAGAGGTATAATAAAGGAACGGTTGTTTTTATACCGGACTTTACTGCACTACCCGAAAATGGCCGTCCGACTGTCGTTGTTATTCTGCGTGATATTTCTGACGGTAGCATTCTTGTACCCAATACGATTGAGTATCGTTACAATGACTTGTTACTGACATTTGACAATAACGGTTTGTCTACGAACTCCGGTATGGTCGGTTATTTCAAGAAAATAGACGCTTACAGTACTACCATTGGCGGAGCTACTTATAAGGTACCAGCCCTGCGTGTAATGAAGAATCTTGTACCCATCTCCGGGTATGACAATGACCGGATCACTGTTTCAGGTACTGTTGAAATCTCCGGTTCCTCTATCGGTTTCAATGCGTTGTCCAAGGAGGTTGTCATTCAGGAATCCACCGGCAACCAGTACGATGCCTTGATTTCGAATAACAAGGGGTCTCAGCTTCTTACGGCCGGGGAGTCGTTAACTGATACAGTTCGTATCTTTAAGGATGGCGTTGAAGTCACTGACTACACCGGCTTTACTTTCCAGTGGGTGAAAATGCTTGGAGCAGGTGACACGAACTGGGGTACATCTCGCACTCAAGTGGTTTCTACCAATGATGTGGATAACGTACTTAAATTGCGCTGTGATGTGAAGAAAGACGGTTCATTGGTTGCCTCCGGCTATGATGAGATTACTGACTTTTCTGATCCCTACTACGCATTGCTCAAGATAACAGGTATCAGTGGAAATGTGGTTAAAAAAGGCGAGACTGCAACAGTCACACCGGTAGCGGTAAAACGTAGCACGGGTGAGGAAGTTCCTTCGCTCATTACAACCTGGACATTCTCTCTGAAAGATAACGCCGGCGTCGCATTCATCCTTACTGGTAAGAGTGCCGCCACATTTACGGGAGCCAATGCGAAGATTACTTTTGAAGACATGGTACGTGCTAAAATGGGCTTGTCAGGCTCTATTAGCGGGACTGCATAAATTGTATGATATGATACTGACAGGAACATTCTACTTAATAGCCGAAACGGAACGCCTTTGGATTGGTGTCAATCCAGAGACGGTTTCGCTTAATGCATATAATGTGCAAGCTGCACCTTTGGACATTCGGTTCTGGTCAGGAGAAGGAAGTAATAAAACTGCAATGTCTGCCTATCTCACATTATGCGTAGAAAGTGCATATAGTGAGGCAGTAGCTGAACACTATAGATATGACTCACCGGGACAGGTGAGTTCTTACAGCTATACCATCCCATCAGACAAATATCCGACTGCTAATCGCATCAGTATATATGCCTATGAAGATGCAGCCCGGAAAAAGGAGATTGATAGTAAGCAAGTGAATATCATTGTTGCCAACCCTACACCATTCCCTCGTTCGGAGTCTTGGTCTGCTAAGCTTGTCTTCAAGAACGGTGAATACCTAATGGGGGATAATGATGATGATGTCTTATATATGTGGACCAGTCGTGTACCTGGTAATACAACAACTGATCCTAAGACATGGATTCAGAATAACCCTAATAGTGGATTATGGACGCCATATCCTTACTCGACTTTATTGGCCGGCCGGATTATTCTTGGTAAGTTTGGGATGATTGATTCTGCTGTCTTCCAGAATGGATATATGATATCGCAGCAAGGTATTGATGCTTCAGGCAATCCTACCAATGATTACCGGAAATTTGGAACAACCGAATTTACTCCTAATCTTATGCTTGATTTTAAATATGGAGGTTGCGAATTATCTGGTAATATAAAGAGAGGAATATCGATTATTGAGTCGGGGTATGCTCATCGACTGCTTGCTAAAAGCAATATTTATGTGGTGAAGAGCGATAGTGATACTTTGCTT